GCTATTGTAGCGTATAATATGATGGAGTACTCTCCATCTATGGATATATCATGAAACTTGAAGAAATCTTTGAAATGTGGGCTAAAGACAGCGACATCGATCGTACCGAACTTGGTAAGGAATCGCTGAGAATCGCAAAACTCCACTACAACTATTATCGCATCTTCTCTAATGAGCGTCTACTGCTCAAGAAGATGGAGACCGAGCACAAGCAACTTTACAAAGATAAAGCTGAATGGTTCAACGGAATCATGGAACCAGACCGTCTAAAAGAACTTGGCTGGCAACCTAACTATCTAAAGATTATGAAGTCGGAACTACCGATGCATATTGACTCAGACTCAGACATAATCAAAAGTACATTAAAGATCGCCGTTCAACAAGAGAAAGTTGACGTGCTAGAGTCAATCATCAAATCACTAAATGGTCGTGGCTATAATATCAAGTCAGCTATCGACTGGGAAAAGTTTAAGACTGGCATGTAATGAGTAAGATTACCTTAGAACCAATCGACGAAGCGTTCATTCGATTCAACTGCGAGGCATGGCTTGCGCAGGAATTGTCAGACCACTTTACGTTCATGGTTCCAGGTGCTCAGTTTATGCCAGCTGTTCGTAACAAAGTCTGGGATGGTAAAATAAGATTAGCCAACCTAATGACTAAGTCGATCTATAAAGGGTTGATTCCTTACATCGTAAAGTTCGCACAAGACCGCGACTACGAAATAGAAATACATAAAGACTTGCACGTAACAAGCGACGAAACCGACGAGGACTTTGATAAGTTTATCACTTCGTTGAAACTACCATTCAACCCACGTCAGTATCAGGTCGATGCATTTATGCACGCAGTAAGAAACCATAGAGGCATGATGCTTTCACCTACTGCTTCTGGTAAGTCGCTCATCATCTATATGGTAAGCAGGTGGTTCAAGAAACAGCGCAAACTAATCATCGTTCCTACTACTTCGCTCGTCTATCAGATGCAATCTGACTTCGTTGGCTATGGTTGCGATGAGAAAGACATACACATCATTATGTCAGGTAAAGAAAAAGAATCAGATGCTCCGGTCGTTATTACTACATGGCAGTCAATTTACAAACTACCAAAAAGCTGGTTTGAGCAGTTCGGTGTTGTAATAGGCGACGAAGCGCATTTATTCAAAGCTAAGTCACTTGCTTCAATTATGGAGAAGCTGAACGAATGCAAGTATCGCTTCGGGTTTACTGGTACGCTAGATGGTACACAGACTCACAAGCTAGTTCTTGAAGGGTTATTTGGTGCAGTAAAGAAAGTCACTACGACCGCCAAACTGATTGAAGATAATCATCTCTCAGCATTCAAGATTAAGTGTCTGGTTTTGAAGCACTCAGATGCTGAAAAGAAACTGATGGCACGAAAGACTTACCAAGAGGAGATGGATTATTTGGTGCGTCATGATGGACGTAATAAGTTTATTAGCAAACTGACTCTCTCACTCGAGGGTAACACGCTGGTACTATTTCAATACGTTGATAAGCATGGTAAAGATTTATACAAGCAGATAAAAGATAAAGCCCATGACAAGCGTCATGTATTCTTCGTACATGGTGGCGTAGACGGCGAGGATCGCGAAGCTATTCGTCAGATCGTTGAGAAAGAAAAAGACGCTATCATTATCGCGTCGTATGGTACGTTCTCCACAGGGGTAAATATTCGTAACCTACATAATATAGTATTCTCTTCTCCTACCAAGTCGATGATTCGTACACTACAATCTATCGGTCGTGGTCTTCGTCTTGGTGATGATAAAGAAGAAGCGGTTCTCTATGACATCTCTGATGACCTGAGAACCAAATCGTGGACCAACCACACAATGAATCATTTCGCCGAGCGTATTAAGATTTACACCGACGAACAATTCCAATATAAGATTTACCCAATTGAGATTTAATTATGAAAAATATGTTTATACTAATGAAGCTAAGTGATTCCGATAATTTTATTGTCGGCGAATTGAAAAACGAAACCGAGGGAGAAATCATCATAGGTTATCCTATCAGTATTCGATTACAGCCAAATGCTATGGGAACCACTTCTGTTTCAACAACAAAGATGATGCCATTCAGTAAGAATAATTTGGTTGCTATTATGAAGCCAAAGATCGTTGCTATGAGTAAGCCAAATGAAAAGATTATTGGCTATTACACTAACTTCGTAGAGAAGTATGCTAAGATATATGATGAGCTTCTTGAAGATGATATCCTCGGGGTCAAGGCTCAAGAGGGTGAACTTCCAGATGAACTGGATGATGAAATCGAAGATAACGTTGTGACGTTTAAGCTACCAACTTCTAATAACTCCGTGCATTAATATATCAACGGGAGTACACCTAATATTATACTGTTAAACTGGTAATTAGTAAAGTAATTTTACTAATGGCAACAAAAGTAATATAATAGGTGAATGATAAAAGGAATTAAATGAAACAGCCAGCCCCACCCAAGTCAAATCACTATGTAAGTAACATCGAATTCTATGCAGCGATGAAGGACTACAAACAAGCCTGTCGCGAAGCTGCGGAGCAGGGTTTACCGAAACCACAGATACCAAAGTATATTGGTGAGTGTCTTTATAAGATCGCGAACAAGTTATCATATAGACCCAACTTCATCAACTACTCGTACCGCGATGAGATGATTGCTGATGGTCTAGAAAACTGCATCACTTATTTCGATAACTTCAATCCTGATAAATCCAACAATCCATTCTCTTACTTTACTCAGATTATCTACTATGCGTTCCTGCGTAGAATCCAAAAAGAAAAGAAACAGGTCTACGTCAAACATAAAGTATATCACCAACAGATGGTCGATGGCGCAATGCATCACCTACAAGAAGGAAACTCTGGTGAAGATTTCGATGTATCAGTAATGGAAGATACCGACTACATTAATGATTTCGTGAAGAACTTCGAAGACAAGATCGAAGAGAAAAAGAAAGCCAAGACTGCAAAGGTCAAAAAGTCCATTGACACGATTCTCACCGAATCTTTTACTAATGACCCTGAATAGGGTATAATATCTTATAATGAAAATTGCTATTTTAACTGACCAACACTTCGGTGTTCGCAATGACAACGTCGCCTTTTATGACTACCAAGCGAAATTCTATCGCGAGGTAGTTTTGCCATACATAGACGCTAACGATATTAAAGTTGTCTGGGATGGCGGTGACACATTCGACCGTCGTAAGTATATTAACTTCCACTCACTTAAAGCTGCCAAGGATATGTGGTTCGATGAACTGCGTACACGTAACATTCAGCTTTATACTATCGTGGGTAATCACACTGCATATTATAAGAACACCAACGAAGTCAATACGATGGAGTTGCTGTTCGCTGACTACGAAAATATGCATATCGTGTCTGAAGCCAAGACTCTTAACTTTGATGGACTCGACGTAGCGTTCCTACCTTGGATATGTTCTGGTAATTATCAGTCGTCTATGGACTTCATCAACGATACTCCCGCTCAAGTCCTAATCGGTCACCTAGAGTTGGCTGGCTTCGAAATGTATAAGGGTGTTGTTGGCAACGACCATGGCTTCGACTCGAAACTATTTGATAAGTTTGACGTTGTAATGTCAGGTCACTTCCATCACAAATCCACCAAAGGTAATATCAACTATCTTGGTGCACCGTATGAAATGACTTGGTCGGATTATAACGATCCCCGTGGCTTTCATATATTTGACACAGAGTCGCGTGAGCTGACGTTCATACAAAATCCATTTCCTATGTTTCACAAAGTCCTGTATGACGACGTGAATAAAACTATGGAAGAAGTCATCGAACAAGACTTCAGTGACTTTAGTAATTCGTTTGTAAAGCTGATTGTTCGCAACAAGACTAATCCTTACTGGTTTGATATCGTCGTTGACAAGATTGAAAAGACTGGTGTTCTTGATCTACAAATCGTAGAAGACCATCTCAACCTCGACCTAGAAGATGACGCTGACATCGTCGACGAAGCAGAAGACACGCTGACTATCATGCGTAAGTTCGTCGCCCAGTATCTACCTGAAACTGAACAAACTATGGCTAAAGACCTTAACAATCTACTAACTGAATTATATCAAGAAGCACTCAGCGCGGAGCGTGAAGCATGATAAACTTCAAAGTAGTTCGCTGGAAGAACTTCCTGTCAACTGGCAACGTGTTTACCGAAGTCAAGTTGGATAAATCCAAGTCCACGTTGATTGTCGGTCAGAATGGTGCAGGTAAATCTACCATCCTTGACGCTATCTCGTTTGCGTTGTATAATAAGCCATTCCGTAAGATTAACAAACCGCAGTTGATTAACAGCATCAATAATAAAGACGCTGTTGTAGAAATTGAGTTTACGGTTGGTCGCGATGAATATAAAGTTGTTCGTGGTATCAAACCTAATCTGTTTGAGATCTACAAGAATGGCGCGATGTTTAATCAGGATTCAGCTAATCGTGATTACCAAGAGTTCCTAGAAAAGACTATTTTGAAACTGAACCATCGTTCGTTCTCTCAGGTAGTTGTTCTTGGTTCATCAACGTATGTGCCATTCATGCAGCTGCCAGCGCACCAACGTCGCGAAGTAATTGAAGATCTACTTGACATTCAGATCTTTACTTCTATGAACAATATTCTAAAAGAAAAGGTTGCTTCTAATAAAGTAGAAGTGGCAGATACCAAGTATGCTGCTGACCTATGTTCTGAAAAGATTGCAATGGAACAGAAGTATCTTGCGAGCGTTCGTAAAGATAAAGACACGCGCATTGAAGCTAACAATGCAAAGATTAAAGAAATCGCAAAGACTATCGTCGAACTGCGCGAGTCAATCAAAGACTATCAAAACGAGTATGTTGCTCTCGAACTTGGTGTTAGCGACGAAGCTGAAGTGTTACAGAAAGCCAACGAGCTTTCAGATAATCGCGTTCGTCTATGGGATCGTATGTTCTTGCTTGAGAAAGAAATCAAATTCTTCCACGACAACGAAAACTGCCCTACATGTAAGCAGGGTATCGCGCATGACTTTAAGGAGTCAGCGGTAAGTAACAAGAATGCTACTCTAGTTTCTATCAAAGGAGAACTAGAAATTATCGACGGCGACCAGACTCAAGTGACTGCTCGTCTTGATAATATCAAACAAACTCGTCAGGCGATGATTAAAGCAAACGAACAAATCAAAGTAGTGACAGCTCAAATTGAATCTGAGAAACGAAACTACAAAGCACTAGAAACTGAAAATGCTTCTTTGTCCGTAGAACAAGATACAACCGAGTCGACTGCTACGTTGCTTGCGTTGAAAGAAGAACTAGCAGAAATCGAATCTAAACGTGAGATGCTATCAAAACGAAACGCTGTTCTGTCTGCTGCTTCTGCTCTACTCAAAGACGGTGGTATCAAGACCAAGATTATCCGCCAGTATATTCCTATCATGAATAAACTGATTAACAAGTATCTGGCTGCGATGGACTTCTTCGTTCACTTTGAGTTGGACGAGCAGTTTAATGAAAAGATTAAATCTCGTTTCCGCGATGAGTTCTCATACAACTCGTTCTCCGAGGGCGAGAAGATGCGAATCAATCTGGCTGTATTGTTCACTTGGCGTGCTATCGCTAAGATGAGAAACTCAGCAACCACCAATCTGTTGATTATGGACGAGGTATTTGATAGTTCGCTCGACGGTGTTGGTACAGACGAGTTCTTGAAGATTCTAAATAATCTCACTGCGGATAACAACACATTCATTATCTCGCATAAAGGCGATGCTCTATACGACAAGTTCCATAGCATCATTAAGTTTGAGAAACAAGGCAACTTTAGTAGGATGGTATAATTATGAAAGTGGGATTCACTGCATCAGCGTTCGATCTATTACACGCAGGTCATGTTGCTATGTTAGAAGAAGCAAAAGAGAACTGTGATTGGTTGATTGCTGGTCTTCAAACTGATCCGACTATCGATCGTCCTGAAAAGAACAAACCAATACAAACTATCACCGAAAGATTCATTCAACTTCGTGCATGCAAGTTCGTAGACGAAATCTATGTTTATGCCACCGAAGCTGACTTGATGGATTTGTTAGCTATCCTGCCGATTGATGTTCGTATTATCGGTTCTGACTATATCGGAAAAGATTTCACTGGCAAGCAGTTCTGTATTGATAATAATATCGATATCTACTATAATCGCCGAAGCCATAAACTAAGCACTTCAGAACTGAGAAACCGACTATCAATCGCGTAAGTCGTTGATTTTTAAGGTTATTTTACAAAATACCCAAATTAGGGTATAATAGTACCATATATTATGGAGATACAAATGATTGTAGTAATTCCCACATTCATGCGCGAAGACAATCAGAAATGTTATAATGCTATGCCACCCGAAATTCAAAGTCGGGTGGTTCTTGTCACACATTCAGGTCGTGCTGAACTTCTTAAACAAAACAACCCAACTGCTAAGGTAGTTGATTTGGGTCAGACTGACGGTATCGCCGATGTCCGCCAGAAGGTCATCGAAAAGTTCCACGGTACTGGTGCGACTAAGGTAATGATTATTGACGATTCTTGCACGTTCAAGAAGCGCGATGAAAACATGAAGCTAGTCAATATGGAAGTCCAAGACTGGTATGATATGTTCAAAATGGTTGACGCTAATCTTGACACGTATCCGATGGTTGGTATCTCCGACCAAGGCGGAAACAATCGAGTGCTAGAAGATGTAAAAGAAATCGGTCGCTCGTACAGCTGTTATGGTTTGAATGTCGCTCATTTATTTGAGCAAGGTATTCGATTTGATGGTATGTACCAGAAAGACAAAGAGATTAAACTCTACGAAGATTTCTATCTGATTCTAAAACTCCTTACCACTGGAAACAAGAACGCTATTATTTACAAGT